TGGACGCTGCCGCCGGATACAACGTTGTTCTATGACCTTGAGGCGGGTGATCTCGCCATCGAGGGCTGGAGCGGCGACACGATCCGCCCGCGCACCTGGGAAGAGTGCCGTGATTTCGCGGTCTTCATTGGCGGCGCTAATCCTGCCATTCCAGATGGCCGTCCTTACAGCCAGCGTCACTTCAAAGACGCCTGCGCCAAGTTCGGCGATCCGCGGGCACTGGATAAATACGCCACCATTTTTGTGGACTCGATCACGGTCGCGGGCCGCCTTTGCTTCCAGTGGGCAAAAGAACAGCCCGAGGCCTTCTCCGAGAAGACCGGCAAGCCTGACATCCGCGGCGCTTACGGCCTGCATGGCCGCGAGATGATCGGCTGGATCACGCATCTTCAGCACACCCGCATGAAGGACGTGTTCTTCGTCGGCATCCTTGATGAGAAGCTCGACGACTTCAATCGCAAGGTCTTCGTGCCGCAGATCGACGGCGCCAAGACCGGGCTCGAATTGCCGGGCATCGTCGATGAAGTGCTGACGATGACGGAATTGGCTGACGCCGCGAACCAGCTGCACCGGGTCTTTGTCTGCCAGACGCTGAACCCCTGGAACTATCCCGCCAAGGATCGCTCCGGCCGACTCGACGTCGTCGAGGAAGCCCACCTCGGCCGCCTCATCGCCAAGATCGGCGAGCCCGGCCGCTCCCCTCTCGAGCGCCTCACGTTCAGCCGCCCGGCGCCTGTCGCCCCGGACGCCGCTCACCCCAACGCCAAACCCTGATCCAGGAGCATCCCCATGACAAACGCATGGAACGATTTTAACGACGCCAAGCAGAACGCCAACCTCATCCCCAAGGGGACGATCGCCAAGGTGCGCCTCACCATCCGCCCCGGCGGGTTCGATGACCTGTCGCAGGGCTGGGCCGGCGGCTATGCCCGCCGCGGCACCACGGGTTCCATCTATCTCGACGTCGAATACACAGTTCTCGAGGGTCCCTACGCCAAGCGCAAAATCTGGTCGATGATCGGGCTCTACAGCGCGTCTGGCCCGAACTGGGCCAACATGGGCCGCAGCCTTGTGCGCGGCATCCTCAACTCGGCGCGCGGCCTTTCTGACAAAGACAATTCGCCCGACGCGCAGAATGCCCGCCGTATCTCGGGCTTTGCAGATCTCGACGGGATCGAGTTCGTGGCCCGCATCGACATCGGCAAGGACAGCAATGGCGAAGACAAGAACGACATTCGCCAGGCGGTGACGCGCGATCACAAGGAGTATGCCGCTGCCACGGCAGGCAATGCCCATGCCGCTGCTTATGCACCCCCGCAGCCGTCCTATGCGGCCCCGGCCCAGCAGTCGGCCTACGTGGCCCCGCAGCCCCAGCAACCTTCCTATGCACCCCAGGCCCCGCAGCAGGCAGCTCCTGTGCCCGCCGCCGGCGTGCGTCCCACCTGGGCGAAGTGAGGTAACACCATGCTGCTTCGCCCCCGTCAGAAACTCTTCGTTGAGCGCAGCCTGTCTGCGCTCGACATCCACCGCAACACGCTTGGCGTCGCGCCGACCGCGGCCGGCAAGACCATCATGCTCTCGGCCGTTGCCGGTGAGATGGTGCGTGGCACGGATGCCAAGGCCTGCGTGCTGGCCCACCGCGATGAGCTGACCGAGCAGAACCGCACCAAGTTCGGCCGCGTCAATCCTGAGGTCACCACCTCGGTCGTCGATGCAAGCACGAAGTCGTGGGGCGGTCAGGTGACATTCGCGATGGCGCCGACGCTGTCACGCGCCTCGAACCTTGCCGAAATGCCCGCTCTCGATCTCCTCGTCATTGATGAGGCGCATCACGCGGTCGCCGACAGCTACCGGCGCATCATCGATCACGCCTTGCAGCGCAACCCGTCTGCCAAGATCTTCGGCGTCACCGCCACACCCAATCGTGGCGACAAAAAAGGGCTGCGCGAGGTCTTCGACAATGTCGCCGACCAGATCCGCATCGCCGAGTTGATCGCGTCCGGCCACCTCGTGCCTCCGCGCACCTTCGTCATTGATGTCGGTGTGCAGGATGCCCTGAAGAAGGTGCGCCGCGTCGCCGCTGACTTCGACATGGGCGAGGTTGACGCCATCATGAACAAGTCGCCGGTCACGGATGCCGTGATCGCTCACTGGAAGGAGAAGGCCGGCAATCGTCAGTCGGTGGTCTTCTGCTCAACGGTCGATCACGCTCGCAATGTCGCCGATGCATTCAAGGCAGCAGGTGTTCCGGCGGCGATAATCCACGGTGAGATGGGGGATACCGACCGCAAGGCCACACTCGCCGCTTATGATCGTGGCGAGATCCAGGTCATAACCAATGTGGCGGTGCTGACCGAGGGCTGGGATCACCCGCCGACCTCCTGCGTCGTGCTATTGCGGCCATCTTCTTACAAGTCCACCATGATGCAGATGGTGGGCCGGGGATTGCGCACCGTGAACCCGGAAGAATACCCGGGCGTCCTCAAGACTGACTGCGTCATCCTCGATTTTGGGACGTCAAGCCTCATCCACGGTTCGCTCGAACAGGATGTCGATCTGAACGGCCGCGAGGTAAGCGGCGACGCCCCCACCAAGACCTGCCCGTCCTGCGCGGCGCAAGTGCCTGCGGCTGTGATGGAATGCCCGCTTTGCGGTCATGTCTGGGAGAGCGATCGCGAGGCCAAGGGTCCTGAGGCACTCGGCCATTTCGTGATGACCGAGATCGATCTTCTGGCCCGATCGAGCTTCGAGTGGATCGACATCAATGGTGACGGTTCGATCCTGATGGCGAGCGGCCTTAACGCCTGGGCCGGCGTCTTTGCCGAGGGCGGCCGCTGGTATGCGGTGGGCGGTGCCAAGGACAAGCGCGCCACCTTGCTTGGTGTCGGTGAAAGCGTCGTCTGCATCGCGGCGGCTGACGATTGGCTCAACACCAATGAGTCTGACGAGGCGGCGCACAAGACCAAGGGCTGGCTGCGCCAGCAGCCGACGGACAAGCAACTCGCCTGGCTCCCGCCTGCCTGCCGCATGGACTTCAACCTCACCCGCTATCAGGCCTCGGCCATGCTGAGCCTCAAGTTCAACCACACCGCAATCCGTGCCCGGATCAACGAGGCCAAGGGCGCCAGGTTCGCGGTGGCTGCGTGATGGAGGAGCTTTATGTCGCCATCACCCACCTCTGCCGCCGCGCGATTTACCTGCTGGCATCCGCGCTTCGCGCTCTGCGCGGTCTGCCGGCAGCCGACGCGTGGGTTTGGCTGGTCCGAGCCGCAGCGCCCGGCGGCCTTGCCGCCAAAATCACCAAAGCGGGCGCCTTTGCGGCCGAGCCGGCCGCGCCCCTCGGCGTGGTTTTGCTCCATGACCTGTCAGGCCTTCTTCTGGCAACGGGCACGGAGGTCTTCCGCCATGGTTGATCTCACCGAGGAAGAAAAATCCGCCATCCGCCGCGCCATGCAAATGGTGGCCGAAGTGATGGAGGAGATCGGCTGGCAGACCCGGCTGATCGAGCTCTCCGAGCCCCAGGTGCTCACCCTCATCGAAGTCGCCATCGGCGGCTTTCAGGACGCGATGCGCGAGATCGCCGCAGCCAACAAGCAGCAATTCCCGGAGGTGCCATTTTGAAACTTGATTATAACAAGACGCGCAGCTTCGCGGAAACCCTCAATGACGCCATCGACACGGCGCTGACTGGTGAGAATGCGCTGCGTCCCCGCCGCGAATATCTCGGCGGCTCGCGCGTCGGTCACGCCTGCGAACGCGCCCTGCAGTTTGAGTTCGCAGGTGCACCGAAGGACGACGGCGCGGATTTTCCCGGCCGAACTCTGCGCATCTTCGCCATCGGTCATGCGCTCGAGGACCTTGCGATCCAGTGGCTGCGCGCCGCGGGCATCGATCTCTACACCCGCAAGGGCAATCGCCCCGATGGTGAGCAGTTCGGATTTGCCGTGGCGGACGGCCGCATTCGTGGCCATGTCGACGGCATCATTGCCGCCGGCCCCGAGCCCATGTCACTCGGTGTGCCTGCGCTCTGGGAATGCAAGACCATGAACGCCAAGAACTGGCGGGCCTGCGTCAAGGACGGGGTCGCGATCTCGAAGCCTGTCTATGCGGCACAGATCGCGCTCTACCAGGCCTACATGGATGCCGCTGTTCCGGGCCTTGCGTCCAACCCGGCGCTCTTTACCGCCATCAACAAGGACACGGCGGAGCTGCATCATGAGCTGGTGCCGTTCAACGCAGAGCTCGCACAGCGGATGAGCGACCGCGCCGTGCGCATCCTCAGCGCCACCGACGCAGGCGAATTGCTGCCGCGCATTGCACGCGACCGCGATCACTTCGAGTGCCGGATGTGCGCTTACGCCAACCGCTGCTGGAGTCTGGCCCAATGAGCGATGATCATGACGACAAGCCCACCGGCGAAGTGATCCACTTCAACCCATGGCGTGATTTCAACGACGCGGCGCCACAGGAGGACCCGTTCGGCATCGAGCCCGACGCTGACCAGCTGGCGACGTTTCTGGATGTGGTCTTCGGTTATTGTGAAGGCCTGATCCCGGTGCGCGGCTTTGTCGACAAGGGGCAAGGCCGGGACGGCAAGCCCAACAACATCTGGATCGAGGCGGATGCCTCGGCCTTCGACAAGCTCAAGACCTTCGCCACCTGGGCGTGGCGCGAGGGTGCGGCCCTGTATGTCATCCCTGGCACGGTCGAAGCACAGGGTCAGGCGCGTGCGCCCGAGGTCTTGCAGATGCAGGCCTTGGTTGTCGATCTCGACGCCGGCGATATTCCGGCCAAGCTCGCGCATCTCGTGCGCCATCTCGGCACGCCCACGCTCACCGTCGAAAGTGGCGGCCGTACGCCCGAGGGCGCCACCAAGCTCCATGTCTGGTGGAAAATGACCGAGGCGGCAACTGGAGAGGATCTGGCATCGCTCTGCCGCTTGCGCGGTGACATCGCCATGAAAGTCGGTGGCGACACCCATTTCCGCTCGGCGCACCAGCCGATCCGTGTGGCAGGCTCAGTCTATCACAAAGGCGGTTTCCAGCGCCTTGTGCAGATCCGCGACCATCACCCGGTCGAGGTCGAACTTGTGGAGTTCGCAGAACAGGTTGCCGCAATGCCCGCTTTGCCAGGTGTGGGTGTGGGGCCAACGCCCGAGGCCAGCGCCAAACCGTCACTTGAAGCCATTCTGACCACCCCCGTGCATGAGGGTGGCACGGACCAGTGGACCCGCTTTGAGGGCGCAAGCGCTGCGCTCGGCCACTATGTCCGGCTGGTCCACGACGGCAAGATGACGCCCAATGACGGCTGGGAAGCGATCTGCCAGTACAACGCCGCCATGTTGCGACCTGCCTGGCCGCCGGAACGCCTGCAGCAGGAGGCCGACCGCCTCTGGGCACTGCACGTCAGGAAGAACGGCCCGGCACTGCTGCGCGCCGATGCGGACCAGGTCGCTTCCCCGGCAAACATGCCGGCCTACAAACTGCGCGACCTGCTCGCTGACAAATCTCCTATGCCGGACGACATCATTGCGCCGCGCGTGCTGACGCCGGGAGGTCTGCTGGTCTTGGGTGGCGCACCAAAGGTTGGCAAGAGCGATTTCCTCATCAGCCTTCTGGTCCATATGGCTGCCGGTGTGACGTTCCTCGGCTTTACGCCCAGCCGCGCGTTGCGCGTTTATTACCTGCAGGCGGAGATCCAGTATCACTACCTTCGCGAACGGCTGCAGGGCATCAGGCTTGATGCGCGCGTCATCTCGGCCGCGCTCGATAATCTGATCGCGACGCCAAAGCTCCGCCTCCTTCTCGACGAGAAAGGCATCGCCCTCGCGGTTGCGTCGATCCGGGAACATTTCCCGGACGCACCGCCCGACATCATCTGCATCGACCCGATCCGCAATCTCTTCGACGGTGGCAAGGACAGCGGCGGCGAAAACGACAACGCCGCGATGATGTTCTTTCTCACCGAACGGGTGGAGCGGCTGCGTGAGGCCGTGGCCCCGGACTGCGGCGTCATCCTTGCCCACCACACCAAGAAGATGAACCGCAAGGCGGTTGGTGAGGATCCGTTCCAGGCGCTGTCGGGCGCAAGTGCGCTGCGTGGCTTTTACACCTCGGGCCTGCTCATGCACCGGCCCGATGAGGAGAGCAGTCTACGCCGCCTCGAGATCGAGTTGCGCAACGGCCCGTCGCTGCCGACCAAGTTGATCGACAAGGAAAACGGCCGTTGGGTCGAGATCAATCCGATGAATGAGCGCCTGGTGCGCCAAGAGGTCGGCGCCAAGCACGACGCTGAGCGTGACCGCAAGGGAGGGGTCATCGTGCAGATGATCGCCGGGCAGGCTGCCATGGGGAAGATGTTCACCCTGAGCCAATTCGCGGCGAAGTTCGAAAACAAGGGAAGCCTCGGTGGTGAAACAAGCATTCGCAACCGGATCCATGTCCTCGCAACGAAGGGGCACATCAAGTTCGTGCGCGGCAAACCCGCGGAGGATCTCGGCCTGCCCGGGACCAGCATGAAGTACGGCTACCTGGCCGTGAAGAACATGCTGTTCAGGACCGGGAAGGAAAACGTCCGTCCCGACACAGGTGAGATCGAACCGGACATGCTCTTGGTGCAGGCCACGGAC